TTTATAGGTAGACTCCATACCGAGGATACGGCCCTCATCATTCACCTTCTGTTTGTATTCGTATCCCGGGAACTCCTTACGAAGGTCTGTATAAACAAACTGGCTCTGCGGATGACGGTTGTTCCCGAATACAATCTTGGTAGTGTGAGCGTTTGTAGAGGCGTTAATCGGCAGCCCCGAGATCTTCGCAAGAATCTCACGAGCGACCCAGTCCTCATGACGAGCGTTGAAGACCGCTTCGGTAGCAATAACGTCGTTATCACAGTACTCAGCGACCTTGATCCACTTGTCCTCCGGAACAGGCTCGTCCCATGGATAATCCAACTCCTTGTGGACAAGACCGAGCTCAATCTCCCACTTCTTGAGAGACTGCTTCTTCGAGGCGAAGTCGTAAATATCCGCATAGCTCATGTTGTAAGCCTCAGCGAACATCGCGTCCTTCTCGCCGTTGATAATCCTCTGACTCAGCTGGAACAACTCGTAGTTGTTGTAACCGAGCATCCGTCCGTACATGATATGGTTATCGTATCGACGGCAGTTGAACCCGACCAATTTGAACTTGAGAAGCGGCTCAAGATCTTCAGCAGTCGGGTTGATCATCCTGGCGACCTTCTTGGAACCCCTGACCTTCCAGTTCACAAGGAACAGGTTGGGGAATACCTCGACGTCCCAGAAGACAATATCACCATCCGGATCCTTGCGCTTCTCCTGGACAATTTCGCGGAACTCCTCCTCGTTCTTCTTACCGCAGAAATGCATCTGCTCGATAAGCTTGAGGCAGTACTCGCTCTGATTGGTGGAGTTCGCAGCGAACCGAATAACGGTAGGCTTCATGACACGAAGGTCGTAATCCATACCCTGCTCGTAAGCATCGTCCAAGACCTTCTTAATGAAGTCCACAGACGGGCGAGTCGCAGGGTGGATCTCCTTCTTGAGGTTTCGAACAATAAGATCGCGGAGCGTGTCCTCGTTCTTCATTACCTGAATATCGATCACTTTGCGCTCCTTGAGCGGTAGCCCCTCCGATATCGTCGCAACCGGTAGATCATTGCATAGCGACAATCGACGTCGGAGACTAGCCTTGCCTGAGAACACCTTGACTTCGATGTTGTCGTCGTACATCGCTGAGAGCTGCGTAGGATCGCCCTCGTAGATGTAGTGGAGGTGGATGCCGCTACCCCCTTTGCTATACTCTGCATAGGTGGGCGGCCATTTGGACGCAGCTTCGAGATTGCGCTCCTTACTCTTTTCGCCGTCGACTTTAAGATCGAAGTCAATGACAATATGATTGACCGGCGGTCTGACGTAGTGCTCTTCTTTCGTGTCGATGTCTTTGAGAACGGTGTCCACACTGTCCCATTTGCTAGCAGGTATTCCGTCCCGCGCCAACTGAGCAGGACAACTAGCAAGAACATCGTCAAGAAGAGACACAGACTTGTCCAGTTCAAGATGGTACTCCTTCTTGGGTTCTGCATGCAATTCTGTGATGTTGAACAGGTCGAGCTTGATTGACTGGTAGAAGTTGTTAACCTTCGATCCCGAGTCAGTTCGAGACTGTTGTTTGAAAATATGGAAGAACGCCTTGAACTCGTCCTTGAACTTGTTCTTAGGCATCCGATTGATGTTGCTCTCTTCGCAGTATTCCTGATACCGAGCATAAGCGGATCTGAGTGAGATTCCGCCGTCAAACTCGTCAAGATTGTCCTCCACAAATGCGTACAAGAAGTTCGTCTTGTACATCATCGAGAGGGGCTTATATGCATCGTAGTAGTGAGGCCCATAGTGCTTATAAACCTCAATGCAGTGCGTAGCGAGCTCACCGAGATGAGCGTAGATATCACGAACGAGTTGATCGTACTCGCCATGAGGAACGCGGTTCCCCGATGGACAAATATCGATCAACCTCCGGATGAGTCCAGACTTGGTGTCCGTAATATGGATCGGAGAGTTGGTACCCATGAAGACCATACAGTCGAACTTCATCTCGTAAGCTGACTTGAACTTCTCATCAATGGGCATCTTCTCATGCGCGATAAGGCTATTGAGAACCGTGTTATCAGCAATACGAGAAAGATTACCATCATGCTCCAGAGCAACGAGAGGGTTCGAAGCAAGCGGTGCCAGAGCGAAACGGTTATTTCCACTAGCAAGTGCCTGCGACTTGAACGAGGCAGAATATCCCTCGAACAATCTCTCAATGATGTTGATAATCGTCGACTTACCCGAGCCACCCTCACCGTAGAAGACAAAGAACTTCTGGATCCACTTCGAATCACCTTCGAATATAGATCCAACAGCCCATTCAATCTTACGACGGTTGTCCTCGTCATACAGAGTCGAGACAAGTTTGTCCCAGCTATCGGTCGGACCAGACTTCAGAGAATATGGAAGTCTCTTACTCGCATAGTCTTCACGACGAGGTTCATCGTCCGCAAAGACCAGTTTCCGATCCAGTTGTGTAAATGAGTCAGGGAGGTTCTTGATCCATCGACGATAGATCGTCCAACTCTGAGAATTATACGAACTCATCAAGGAAAGGTTAACATCGCCAGAAAGCTTACTCTGTTGCTCCTGATAGAGCTTCGTAAGCTCGGCGTCAACCAGTTCCTGAAGGTCGTACTCTTCCGTAGACCACAGACCCTTGCGAGGGTCCCACACAGCGTAGAAGTCGCCACCTCGGACCATCACGTCAGTCATGCGACCAACGCGGAACGATGGGGTCACCCGCCACTCGTTCTTCTTGCCCTGCTGGACTGTCGCTTTCACGAAATCCATCGCGGCTCCTTTCTATCAAATGCGATATGTGGCCCTGATCCAGTAGTTCGCCTGGGTCCACATGTCAAGCTCGCTTTGGACCGGAATACGGCCCTCGAGCTCAGGGAAGTTGAGATATGCCGAATCCGGCAGAGGGAAGAACGAACGTCGTCCGTCCATAAGTTCTGACAGAATATGCTCAACCTCGAGTCGGGGCTGCCCAGCCGGCTCTTGGAGCTCTGCATCAGAATACTGCTCGAGACCGGCATTCTGGAGACGTGTCCAGAACCATTCGACCCGATTCGAGATACGAATAGACAATCGTTCGCTCAGAGATACCAAGACCTCGAGAATCGAGACCTCGGAATCAACCCAGGACTGCGGCACATCCCGTTGGGTCTCATACGAAAATGTCTCGCGCATATATTGAGCATGACCCACCTGGTTGTCGTCCATCACGTGCCAGACGACGAACTCGGTCTGGAAGAGAATCTCGAGAAGAATCCAGTGAGTCTTCGCAAGATTCTTAGTGAAGCGATCCATGCCCGTCTTCTTGACAAGCCACTCAAAATATACTTCAGTCAAGGGTCTTCACTCGATTCATCGGGATCTCCTGCTCCTCGAGAAACTCCTCAAGACCGCAGTTGTGGAAGAACAGCTGAATATCAGTCTCTTCACGGAAGTTGCGAAGATACTTAACGCTTCGAGTCTCGTCAACGTCGAAGTCGACCATGTCGTCAATGGCATTCTCGATGTAAGCCTTGGCTCGAATATCGGGAATAATGGACTCGTCGTCCGCAAGGAACAGAAGGTTGTCATCAGCCAGGTAGTGCATCTCGAGACAGGGGAACTCGCCCCAGCCACGCCAGAAGCTGTCTTCGGTGACGCGAATAAGCGGCAGCTCATGCTGTTCGTAGCCCATGTAGAGCTTCATGATAGCCTGTGCCTCGTCATCGAACATATATGCGTCCACCGGCGGATCCGGATCGATCGGCATATCGATATCGTCCTCGAGAGGGGCGACCTGGTCGAAGTCAGGCGGGTTGGTCCAAAGAGATCCGCGCTGTTGATCCTGCATAGCCTCGTACTCGTGTCCCGGGATCGGACGACCGAGCATGTCGGTGTGCTTGGACTTCACCGGCTTGACTTCCTCGCCATTCTTGATCCTATCGGTCTCAAGCTTGAGCTTGGTCTCGTAGAAATGACGAATGGCTTCAACTTCCTCAGAGAGACGAGCTTCGTGCTCCTTCTCTGCGAAATGACGAGCCGCTAGGGCTCCAACGAGAGCACCGACCGCAAAGGCCAGCGCCACCTTCACGGTGGTGTTCATTTTAGTGTCCTTTCTTTCCTAGTTCTTAGATCTGGTCCCAAATGACGCCTTGGACGTTGGGGTCGATGATCCAGGAGCGGTAAACCTCGGTCGAGTCACCATCGCCGACGTAATCATCGATATAGTCACCGATGTTAAGATCCACGTAGTTATCGCCGTTCCGGTCGTAGGTCCAGCCAACCACAGCACCAGCAGGAGTACGGCTGATACCAAGGGCATCGTAAACCTCATTGAGGAAGACATGGCCTCGGGCCACGAGGCGATCGTTGAAATATGCCTGGGTAGTTGAGAGCATGATCTCATCGTGATCGCGATTGCCCTCCCAATCCTCGCAGCCGGGGCCGTAAACCCGAGCATAGGGAGACAAGCCTTCGATATCGATCCGATGCGGTCGAATACCCATCGCCTTGAGATCCTCGAGATCCTTGACGATGGGTTTGTCATCACCCGCCTCCTCAGGAATAACATCCTCCTGAGAGCGCTCGTTGACCCAGTTCTGCATCTTGCGCATACCTTCTGAACCGAAGACCTCAGCAACGCCGGCCTTGTAGTTCTTGAAGGCGCGGTCTACGGCAGAATATGCCGCAACAAGACCCAGGTAACGTCGGGTCTGAATGGCGTGTCCAGAGACGATGAGTGCTGCACCACAGCTCGTGAAGAGAAGGGTCTTGCGGTATGCGAAGAGGAAGTTCTTAGCGATCTTGGCGCCGAGAATGCCCTTCGCTGAGATATAGACGCGCTTGTCCTCGACGGTCTCGCTGGTGATGGTGGACCAGGCACCGAGATGTGCAGCGAGCTCCTCGTTCTCCGATGCGGCAGAGGTCTCGAGAGCTGCCGACACGACGCCGGCGCCCATCGCAACGATTCCCGAAGCGATGAGAATATGCGGCGAGTGCTTGCTCAATTTCATACCGACCTGTGAGAAGATACGGGTTACGGTTGAAGTATTCATGGTTCTCCTTAGTTCTTGATCTTGCCGCTAGCGACAAACTTCTTAAAAATGGCGACTACTTGCGCATCGTTCATCTTGTCGACACGCTTCTGCCAATGCTGTCCATAGAGCTCACGAAGCTTCTGCTTCATCTCGAAAATAGTCATCAGATCTTCACAGGCCTTTCAAGGTCGAGGATGTATCCGTCACGAACACGGCGGACCTGAGCCGTAGCGAGCGTTCTCCATCCCCAGTTCTCGTCCACATGAGTTGAGGTGATCCCAGCGAGGTCAAGTAGATCACCGACGGTTGCGATGTCGAAGTTCTTAATCTGATCATTGAGCCGATCCAAGACCTCATAGGCCTCAACACGGCTGGCAAACACAATCTCGCCAAAGTCGTGGCTTCGTCGAGCCTCTCGCGACAGTTCTCGGCGGTCACCAGGACCATCGTCTGGAGGTGTGACTCGGGAGCCTGAGCTATAGACTCGATTGTAGGGTGTGTAGCCGCGCGTAGAGATCCGAGAACTCGACATGGGGCGCCCTCGAGACTCTCCATAAAGTGCTCGCTCGATCGCGTTTGTAACCACATCTGAAATGAGGGACTTTGCGGTTGGGATGACAACATCCTCGAGCAGGAAGCTACCAATTGATCGGGCATCATCTGCGATAAATGCGCTTTTGACACGACGGATGATGGAAGGCTTCCGCTGAACAGCAGAATTGGTGACGGGTTGTAGTTTCTGCTTCCCGGGCTCGGTGGTTTCATCCTTCTTAGGCTCCTGGTTTGACGGGAAGCTATCGCGAGTAGGAATATCGCTCATTCGTGGTCTCCTTAAAACGAAAGACCTATCCACCGTGTTAGGGTAGATAGGGTGGTGGTCACTCAGACTCGTCTTCCTCAGACTCGTCATGGAGGTTGTTCTTGACATTTGTCACGATGTCGCGAATCATGCGGTAGTTGGTGTTCACGAACCGGTCGGTAACCGTCTCAGAGACGACGAAAGAAATCGCGTAGCGACCGACCGCAAATGCAATCTTCGCAGGGAGTTTTACAGGTGCGGGAGCGATGGCGACGAGAGTCTTACTGACGACTGAGTCGACGGCCCACCAGATCGGGAGACCAACGAGGCCTTTGATAGCGGTCTCGGGAGTCATGTCAATGTTGTTGTCCATGATGGTGTCCTTTCAAATATGAGTATGGGGTGGTCATTATGAGGAATGTATTTACCGCGGGGCCCGCCGATCTCAACGAGCCCCGTCAGCAAATATGATCACTCGCCCATGAGCTCCTTGCGCACATCCTCGGTCAGGAGCCCGCTGTCAAGCATCTTCTTCTGAGACTCGTTAAGCTCGGCGGAGATCCCCGACGGCATGATCTCGTTGAAGAATGTCTCCATGGAGGACTGGTTCTCAAGAAGGTCGAAGAGAAGGTCCTCAAATGCCTTGGACTGCGCGAAGGCCTCGGTCTGCTCCGCATTCTTGACGAAACGACGACCGTCCTCAGACTTCTTACCATACGCACCGAGCAGGAAGCTCTTGAAGAACGAATAGATCTTGAAGTTGTCGCCCTCTCGCATCAGATTAACGAGATGGTTTCGAAGACCCCCTTTGACGGAAATCTCCTGCTCGAGGATCTCACTCTTCGAGTAGTGGAAATATGCGATCTCCACATATTTGTTACCGTCGAAGTCCTCGGCTACGATCTCTCGCTTGAGCATGATGTCTACCTTTCTGTTGTGTGTAAAAATGAAAGACCCATCCGCCGTGTTAGGGCAGATGGGTGTGGTTCACTCTTCCTCTGAAGAGGTCTCCGGCTTGGCTTCAACAATCGTGGTGACGAGGTTACCGTCTTCGTCCTCCGTAGTGGTGATTTCGACAGAGTCGTCCTCGATGGCCTCAAGAATCTTCTCCTTGGGCGCAAGAGCAACCGCTACAGCACCAGCAGCAAGAGCAACCCCGCCCCAAACGAGGAGGGGATGGTTTGCTGTGAATGATGTAACGGCGCTCAGCGCCCGGGATGCGAAATTGGGCTTCGGGGAGTCCTCATCGACGGCCTTTACGGTGGCGGGCTCGACAACGACCTCGGGCTGAGTTGTGTCAGACATTGGAGTGTCCTTTCTGTGGTAGGTGGTCATTATGGCGAATGTTTTCCTCGCGGTTTAACCGACTTTCCACCAGTCGGCGGTAGGCTCCTCCTTGAAACGGATACCTACAGCGGGGCGTCCGTCAGGCGTGAGTAGACCCATATAGTCGACTTCGCACTTGGAGTGGATGGTCCACCCAAGCTGATCGCCCATAGCATTCTGCTCAAGCTGGACGAGACTATAGAAGTCGTTGAGACTTACCGGGTTTCCCTGGATGAGGTCGAAGTTGATATCATTAACGGCCTTCTTGATGTCCTCGAGAGTGCTGTCGAAATACCTGCCGGAATATGTGTCATAACACAGGAACTTCCCGTCTCCGACAACGAATGTCTCTTTAGCAGGGCCTTGATAGACTTGCCCCTCTCGCTGCTTTCGAGCCAGGAGCTGATCGCTTTCCTCGAGAGTCGCTTCGTCTGTAAGGTTCCGAATATCCTCTCGGTAATGCGTCACAGCCTCCGCAGCCAATGAGTATGCAGCTGCAAGAGCGGCTCGACGACGCGCCGAGACAACATTCGCAGCAATGATGCATGAAATGGTCGCAGCGCCCAACACAGCCGCTGGAATGTAAAGCTTCCAGGTAGCGCGTACCTTATCCCCGAGGGTCGACTCTTCTGGGAGATCATGTAGGATATTGCTGACGGGCACGGCCGCACGATACGCTGCGACGGAAGTTCCGACCACGCCAGCCACTGCGAATCCTGTGAGGATGTGTGGGGCGTTTCGATTGAGAACAGTGAGAGCTGGACGTATGGTTTTCTGGATGGTGTTGACATTCATGGTTCTCCTTTGGTGGTGTCGTAAAATGAGACCCTATGCTCTATGTGGAACAGCTAGAGCATAGGGTTTTTCTCACATCCTCGTGGTGCTTTCTATATGGGCTCCTTTCGGAAATGGTGGTCATTATGAATCGTGTTTTTCTCGCGGTGTAGACGTTTCGTGGGTTCCAACGATTGTCGCCAAAACAATCATGATGATGGTGATCCAAACGGCCACTACCATTAATACTCCGAAATACGCATTAGGCGCTGCGTTCCACATGATAGGTGCGGTAACCAACATCGAGAGAAGGCCCATGACAATGATGTAGGTGTAGAGAACTGCGACTAGAGGCTTCATTGGATGAATCCCTTCTTCTTGAGACTGATCATGTGGAATATGACAAACAAGGTGAGCGTGGTAAAGAACCATATAACCACAACTTTGCCGAACGTGCTTAAGATGCTGTGGTACAGGATGCCATAGAAGAATAATCCATATATGCCAGTGATAAGCGAGAGACCTAAAACATTAGAGATCTTTTCATACATAGGGTACTCCTTTCAAAAACTCTATCCACCGGGTTAAGGCAGATAGAGATCGATCACTTGTGGGTCGGTTTGCACTGGCAGAACTTGCTTGTCTTGAGACTCTTGGGAGCCTCAGGCACATCGGCAAGAACTACGCTTTCGGTCTGGAGCTTACGATTTGCAATCATACTTTTCATCGTACGGTCCAAGACACGATTGACGTAGAACTTACCGGCGATGCCGACAGCAAGGCCAAAAGCGGTGGCGACAATCTTGGGGTTCATTTGTGGTGTCCTTTCAGATAGGTGGTCATTATGCTACATGTTAATTTCGCGATCTGAAAATCCACCCCGGGAATTTTTGGGTTTTTGAAAACCTGATGGCCCGCGTCAAAGCCCTATACGCTATGGTGTGAATATAACGTACAGGGCTTTGAGCGGTTCATGGTCAGATGCGAATCTTCGACACGAACCCTACAGCCTTCGAAACAACCGGATGAAGCTGCTCGTAATTCAAGATAAGCAGAATCCCGCTCACCGAAGCACATGCCGACAAGACAGCATCCGGACTCGGAATCCACCTCTTCTTCTGGTTGAGGAAATGGAGAGTCTTGATGTCGTCTAGGACGGCTTTGTACTCGGGTGAGCCAGGAAGATGCTCCTCAAGCATATACTTAAGAGCTTCCTCTTCGGCGACTTCGGAAAGCGAAGGGGTTTTGTCAAACATGGCGGGTCCTTTCGTGAGTGGGGCTCATTAAACGCCAAGTTTTTATCGCGTCTCGGTCTCCATTCGACGGACATCCAGAGTCATAGTGCCTCGACGGAGAACATCCTCGGTGGGCGTCTCGATCTTGGCGTACGTCTCGTTCTCGGGCGTCACATGGAGCACCCCGTCCTTAGGCGGCTCGTAGTTCTTGCTCGAAAGACCGAGCAGAGCACCCAGGAAGGTGTCGATCGCAGTGATCGTAGCAGCGACCTCAGTCGAGGCGGGGAGGCCCCAGATCTGCGCTACGGTCAGATAGAGAGTCGCGATAGCGGGCAGGACGATGAGAGTTACAAACTTCAGTCGGTCATACCACTGGTTACTCAGAGTCATTCTCTCTCCTAAATGCTGCGGCCTTAGACTTTCTTCGGAAATCTCTAGTGATCTCCATTGGGGTGGAGCGCTTGATCGGCAACTCCTTCACCTCTTCAAACAGCTTTTCGGCGAGGCCGTTTCCGCCGAATGCCGAATATGGCTTGATGAGGTACTTAACGAGATCGTCATATTCGTCTTTCAGAATATAACCACGATCTAGATAGGTCATACATAGATGCACTATACGGTCGTGAGCGAGCCCCAGCATGAGTTGGGTCTGGGCGTCATGTCGGGCCGAACGAGCCTGAATAAACGCCCAGAAACCACTACTCGCTAGAACTGAAGCCGAAATCGTGATAACGAGCTCCAGTGCATGCGGCACGGATACCTCCTACGTGTATGGGACCACCAAGGGATATGATCCTACCGCTCAGGCTTTGGGATCAGCCGATTGCGAATACCGGACGGACGCCGTGGGTCTCGTTCTGGACACCATCCCCTGAGAGCCGAACGGTCGAGGCTCCGCCGATGTTGCTAGCTTCGGCCCCATAAACGCTGTACGTGTTAATATAGGTCTGATCCCGAAGCCAGAAATCAGAATCTCCAGGATTCCAACCCATAGCGAATAGCTGGAGCTGCCGGTTAGAGACCTCGTGCAGTCCGTCGGAACCGATCCCAGAAGTTGCTGCGACTCGAGTCCCGTAAATCATTATCTCATTAGGAATGATGTACTTAACTCGAGGGTCGATCGACTTCGACTTGATCGTCGGGGAAACGAATCCGCCACCCTCATTCATCTGAGACTGATACGAATCCACGTGAATCCGGACCATATTACTATCAAACACGCGAGTCACATAGTCGTTACAACTGTTGATGTTCTGCCAGACCTTAGATCCCCAGAACGAGTTGGTCGACGATGCGGTCGTATCGTACATCTGCTGTCGATACAGAGGACGATCCGGCATAACGACGATGTGCGGAGTAGTCAAGGCGTTGTTTACATTCCAATAGTTGAAATCAACAATGCGCCAAGCCATGTTGTCGTTTAACCAATAATCGCCCAGCCAGAGACCTTCAAACGTCCCCGATGTGATCGCCTTATGCTGATCGGACGTAATCCGCACACCGAGATTTCGCCCTCGAATGATGTTTTTATGCATCTCGGGGCTCCCGGTCAGGAGAGCGAATACGAGATCGTCAGCAAGGATCGTCTTGGTTCCTCGATCGCCGTCGGTGATGAAGACATCATTGGATCTGACCGTCTTAACCCTTGCGAAATCCTTAATCTTCATTTAGACCTTCCTCACCCAACACAGACGCACGCCATATACCACGAGGTGCCGTTTGAGTTGATGTAGTTAGAAATTCGCTTCTGGCAATCGACCGCCAACCAGCTATTAGCGAGTATGGGATCGCTCAGAAGCTTGAAGCGATCGCGAGGGAGAAGCTCTGCGGAGGTATCGCCGTTCGTATCATAAATACGATCCGGATCGATCTTGAATAGACGGTATTGAACGTTCCCGTTCTGGGGGTGAGAGTCTGACCCGAATAGCGAGCGCATAGAAACCACGCGGTTTCCAAACACCTCAACCTCGTTCGGGAGAAACACGCTGACCATCTTCTCGGGCGCCGACGCTATAATGCCTTTGTTCACAGAAGCTGAATTATGCTTATAGATCCCAACGGTCGCAGCGCCATTAGCCCACCAGTGATCGATATTGTTACTCAGAATATCAGACGCGCCAGTGAGGGCGAAATTACTACCCCAATACCCGCTAGCATTGGTGTTGGTTGAATACATCGCGCCTCGTGAAGCTCCACTCGTGCAGCAAAGAACCATATGGTTTCTCGTCACGCGACCGGGCTGCTTGTAGTAATTGAAGTCAACGATATACCAATTATGACCCTGCTTATCGGTATACCAATCTCCGATAGCCGGGGGCTGCCAGAGACTGTCAACTCCTCCAGGCTTAAACTCGTAGCTGCAACCAGCTTTTACCCATGCGATATCTGCCGCAGGAATTGCTTCAGAAGAGCCGTTTTTACCAACGTTTCGACCACTACCGGTGTTGTTGGGGAACGAGTTATGGACCAGCAGGGGGTTGATTACTCGACCAACCGTATCGAGCTTGGATAGCTGGTTTAGAATAACACCCAAACCCTTACCAGGAGCGCCCGTAGGACCCTGTGGACCAGGAGCCCCCGTAGGACCCTGCGGACCAACATCACCTCGAGGGCCCTTTTCGCCGATAGGCCCCTGAGGACCTGGGGGACCTGGAGCGCCTGTGGGGCCAGGGAGTCCGTTGGGACCGGCGTCGCCTCGAGGACCCTTTTCTCCGGGAGGACCCTTATCGCCAGTCGGTCCTGCCGGTCCCTTATCGCCAGTCGGTCCCTTAGCTCCGGGAGTGCCGCCTCCGCCAGCTCCTCCGGCACCGGGAGGCCCAGGAGGTCCCTGAGGGCCAGCGGGCCCACGTTCGCCTTGATCGCCCTTTGGGCCTCGTTCGCCAGGAGGACCGGCAGGACCACGTTCGCCTGGAGCTCCATTCTGACCGGGCTCACCCTTAGGTCCAGGAGGTCCCTGCTTACCCTCGATACCGCCACCAACGTCGCTGATGACGTAGCGCTTAAGGTCCTCCATGTACAGAGTGTTCGTACCGGTATCGGTATCGACCACAAGAGCGTCCGCAGGGGACGTGTTGACTCGGTCGGGATACTTGCCATTCCACCGAGTAGGCTTAATATCAGGCATTGATTACCCCTTACTGCAACTTGTAGACTCGTCGACCAATAACTGGAGAGCCCATTGAATCAAACAGCGTGAGACCGTTGTTGTCTTCAATGGTATCGTAAATGAGGCGCTCGTCATCCGAACCCTCGCCGAGAAGCTCCCGCATTCGGTCGATCTGCATCTGAAGCTTTGCTGCCTGGTTACCAGACAACTTATCCTCCATGTAGAGAACCCACTCGTCATACTTCTGCTTGAAGCTCGCGAACAGGTCTCTCTTAGCATCGTCCGTAACCTTCTGAGCATCTGTGAACCAGTGCTCCCAGGATGAACGCCACTCATCGACCAGCGTGTCGATCTGCAACGTCTGGAGCGGCCCCGTGATGAACGGGCAGGACGAAGTCCCTCGGTTGTTGACGATCGACCAGGCATAGATGTTAGGAACCCCTCGGGTTACTCGAACATATGCGAGCGGGAACTGCCCTTTAACATTCGAGTTATACAGAGCGGGTCGCTGCGGACTCTTAGACGGGGTTCCTTTGATCGCCTTGAACTCGGATCGTCGGACTGTGGGGTTCTTGTCGACCTCGATAACGATGGCGTCGATACGATCGTAAAGCGTATCCGGACCATCTATATTCAGTCGGAAGTCCTCGCTATTGTCGATCCACGTATCCATGAACCAGGCTCGCCCCGGCTTAATGGTTACGAACGACCCCGTGGTAACGTTGTTTCGTCCCGCAGAAACCTCAAGGGCCTGTCCGACGTTTAGGAAGATGCCATTAGTAATGATCCCTCGAAAAAGCGATCCGAACTGATCAGCGGAGTATTTTCGGTCCCCATTCGTGGAACTATAAAAACCATAAGTAACAGCCATAGTTACCCCTCTTGATTGTAGTAAGTTTCGAATGTGGGGTATTCATTCCAACCCTCGTCGGGAGTATATGAACGAATATACTCAGTCACTCGACCGACACTCATGATACCCAGTCGGTTCTGGATTTGTACGACGTCTCCCATTTTGAAGTCCTCGCCAAACTTCCACTGAGAAGTGGGGACTAGCTCGCCGTCGTAGACGCTTGTTACGGTGTGATCGACCAACTTCTCTCGTCCGCGTTGCTCGAGCATGGCAAGATACTCCTGGGCGGAGATGATCTTATCGCCCGCGTCCTTACTCTGAATATCTCGAGCATCGATGAATATCTCTTTTCGACGCCACCCCGAGTTAGTCCTAGCTTGGAAGATCGCAGGAGTTCCCTTTCGGTCCGCCCAACGACCTTTTCGGTCTTTACCCTCGCCTTCACCAGCGACGTACGCGATAGTCTTCTCTTTCTCCGCCGACGTCAGATACTTAGTCTTCCTAAGATTATCGTAGTCAGGAGAGAAAATCACATACGGATTCTTTTGCTGGTTGAAATGCCTCTCTACGCCCCAATAAAGCTGGAACTGGTATCGCTCCATGCGAGGAAATGATCGACGATACGGCATTCGATATCCGACATGGCGTTCTTGACATAGCTTTTGGATAAGCTCAAGCACGTTATCGCCCGTATATTGGGCGTTGATATTACCACCTTGATCGGCTGGCATGTTTTCCGGCCAGATCCAAGTCAGCTCGTTCATCTTTCGAGCGGTATTCTGAGGATTGAAGACGTTCTGATTCAGAATACCAAAGACGACGTTCATGAAGCTGTAATTGACGATCATCGTCGTAGGAATGATCCGACGGTCAAGAAGCGAGTCATACGTCCGCCCTTTAAGCGTCACATAATCGCCCTGATCTTCGTCTGTGGTCATCTCGATCGATTCGACGAGCATATAGTCACCGGACTGAGGGAAATAGATTCCATCATGATGCTCGATAGGGCCCTTCATAGCCTCATCGGCTGGAATCTTCAGCTCGAAGTCCCCGCATTTGTTATATCGAACCGTCCAAATCGCGGAGCTAATTTTATCGATGACACGTTTGACATTCATGTCATAGTCCACGAGAAATACGTGCATATTATACTCCCGAATATCGAACTTCGACCTCGAGCGAAACCAACATGTTGTCTCGACCCTCCTCCGCCTGGAAATACATGACGTTTCGTCCGGGTCGGATGGTGAGCCAATCATTATTAAGCGGAATACACTGGATAATATTGATCTCTTTCCACGTTCCTGCCCTGCGAAGCGTAACGTGTTTGTTTCCCTGTTGCGAGGTGATCGTTACGACGTCACCTTTATCTAGTTGTGTCTTTTGACCGATACGATCGAAGTATTTGGTGTCGACATAAAACTTTTCAGCAGTAAATCGATTCCAAATAGAGAAGTTCTTAACCGTACCTGTCGCGGCAACCGTGATGGTTACGCCGGTTTCTGCGTCACCAGAATAATCGATAAGAGTCTCAGACTCTGACTTTCGTTTAGAAATCTCGATCGTCGGACTAGTCGGTGTCGGGTCTTGAAACTCGAACTCCATATTCGGCTCGTCAAGCTGGAATGGAAATACCTCATAGCGGCTAGCGCCGAGACCGTGAAAGAACGGATCGGGACAGATGATCGAAATAGCGACCTCTTCCTTCTCCGTAAATATAACCGGATCTATGGATTCAACCCAACCGTTAATGCAAAGATGCCGATAATCAGTGTGGAACTCGAGTTTGACTTCGCGACTCGGCTGAAAAATGCGATAGAGCTTATGACGAGCGCGCTCCACATCGGGCTGGGTCAAGAGACCCAGGGTGAGCGAGATGTTTCGCCCGCCCACCCTAGCGCCATTAAAAGCATCGCCGTCATTGGAAGCGATCGATGATGTATGAATGGTGGCTTTAGCGGGCCCAATGCCGTCGACGTTGAGCACCGCTATACCATCTTCATAAGGATCGTTCAGTGTAAGCTCCAATCGCTCTTCCGCGTAGGAAATAGCAGCGATGGACTTAATCACCGTTCAAGAACCCCCTTAGCCATTGACAGCTGATTCTTCGTCTGGCGATAAATCTCAGTCGGAGACAACGCCTTCGGAGATGTGTTGTTCTGAATGAACTGAATCTGCGTGGGCTTCTGCACCCGTTTTTGCTCCTCTTCCAGAGCAAGTTGTTTGCGCATGATCTCATTGAGCATGTAGGTCGTGACTAGACGTCCACCGCCGTCGCGAATCCCCCATCCTGCGAGATCCCTATGACGTTCCTCAAACGAGCGCCACCCTTCAAGGCTGACTCCCGCCTTGAACATTCCGGACGTGTTCGAAAGAGCTTTACGGACACCCTTCATGTTCAGAACGGGTTTGATCTGGGGTCGAGCCAAGACCATCTCGTTGAGCTTCTGCTCTTCGACGGCCTTCTGGAAAGACTTGATCGACTTGATCGCTAGCGTACGCGTAGACTTCTCAGCATGGGGCGTATTGTTGTTCACACCTACGATGAAGCCCTCAACCACGTGCTTACCGACCTTCTTGAACTCTCGAGAAGGAGATTTAATCCCGAGAGCCCATTTGGCGGCTGCAAGAGCGCCTTGAGCCATGCTGGACGCTGTATCCTTAACGGACTGGATACCATTATTAATAGCATTCTTAGTTCCGTCAATGATCGCTTGACCGATACCCTTAGCCTTCTCCTTGACTTCGGAGACCTGTTCCTGGAGCGCGAGCTTACCCTGGTGGATGAACTCCTTGATCAGATCTCGGATGGCCTTTCGAAGTGCCGGTCCGTTATCATGCAGCGCCTGAGTCATGGCGTTGATGAAGTCGATAACCAGCTTCCAACCAGCGTCAACAATCTCAGGGAGCCTTTCACGAACAGCCCCAATGAAGTTGAGCACAATATCAATCGCGATGTTGGTGGCTTCGCCAACGTGATCCCGCATAGCGCGAAGGAAGGCCAGAATAATCGTCCAACCAGTATCGATAATGTTTGGGATACACGTCTTAGCTGCTTCACAAAGACAATTGATAATTGTGATAGCAAGCTCGGTGAACTTGGGCAGGAGCTCAATGCCTGCATCAATCATCGAGCCGATGATCGTTACAAAGTTCGCCTTGATTGTCTCAACATTGTTGGCGAGGGTCGTCGTGAAGTTGACAAATGCCTCGGCGAGGGTTGTTCCGAACTTCGGAATCGATTCCGCCAGAGCATCCAGCGTCGCCTTAAGGGCATCGAGTCCAACGGTCCCAACCGCGACCAGGGTCCCCAGACCTGCTGCGAACAGAAACACGCCAGTTCCCGCCAAAGCCACGGCCAAACCGATGGCCATAATAGCCGCGGCAAGACCCATGAGCGGAAGAACCACGGGGGTCACCGCATATCCAGCAATCACGAAGACGGCTAGAGTACCCGCGAGCATCGCAAGTCCCTTAGCAATCTCACCCCAGGAAAGCTTACTGAAACCCATGAGTACAGGATAGAGACCCATAAGGGCCGCAGCAACCACACCAAGGGCGATCGCGCCGGGGAGAGCGAATGTCATAGCCGTAACGCCCGCAGCGAGAATCAACAGAGTCCCGCCGAGCATCACCATGGATTTACCAATCTCGCTCCATGACATCTTCCCCCACTTCTCCATGACTCCGCCGATAACCTTAAGACCGTAGGCGGCCACGACAAGTCCGGCAGCGGCAAGAAGTCCAGTGGGTGGAACGAGTGCCATGAATGCCCCAACAGCTGCCAGAGCAACACCCATAGAAATAAGACCCTTAGCGAGAGTCTTCCAGTTCTGCTTCCCGAGATCTATAACGACGTCGGAAATTCTCTCGATAGCCATCGCGATGATGAACAACCCAGCAGCGCTTAGAAGGCTGCTAGCGCCTCCCGAGAAATGCGAGAAGGCTGCAACCGCCGCGAGAATGACTACCACGGAGCCAAGACCCTTAGCTAGTTCCTTCCAGCGAGTCTCGCCGAGCTTCTTAATCGGTTTGACGAGCATATCGATCGCAAAGGCAATAGCAACAATGGCCAAAGCTCCTCGAATCGTCGATCCGGTTCCAGCGAACTTCATGGCAAGCACAATTGCCGCTAGAAGCACGAGAACCGCACCTAGACCCTTAAGAAGCTTCTTCCAATCGATCTCACCCAAGCGTTCAACAGCGCCGACCAACATCCGAATCGCAAACGCAATAAGGATCATAGCCGCCGCGGCTTTAAGAGAGGATCCGTTGTCCGAGTCCATGAACTTCATAGCGAGCGTGATACCCGCGAGAAGCGCGATCGTAGCTCCAAGACCTTTAAGAAGACCCTTCCACTCGATCTTGCTTAGCTTTTCCACAGCACTCGAGAGAACCCGAATAGCGAAAGCAATAAGCACCAAAGCCGCTGTAGCCTTGATAATATCGGTGGTACTCTTAGTATCAACGATACTTGTGAACATAGCCAGCGATGCGCCAAGCTGTCCCATCATCACGGAAATAGCACCGGTGGCCTTCAGAAGTGAAGACGCCGGAATCCGAGAAATGGTGTAAACGCATGCGGTCAAGATACCGATAGCGACAGCGATCGTCATGAGCTGAGCAACCTTGAGGGTGCTCTGCATCTCTTTAAGGGAGTCTGTCAGAGCCGAGAAGGCGTCCTTGATGCGTGTGATCAAACCGGGCGAATCGTCTCCACCCTTCTTAAACTTCTCTATGATGCCCTGGACGCCGCCCATTACATCGGAGAACTTTTTGAGCGCTCCGAGACCACCAACGGTGAGAAGACTCTTCAAGATATCGTCCAGTGACATACCGCTGGCAATCTTACCGACAACCTCGAAGACCTTATCGAAAGCAGACTTGATGTATGGGGCGACCTTTCGGACAGCCTTAAGAAGTCCCTCAAATGCGGCTTTAAGCTTCTCGAGTACGAACTTGGCGCCTTCGCCCGATTTCTGAGCGACGGTTAGCGCCTGATCGTATCGAGTGAATACGCCGAGAACCTTGGAAATGGCGTCCTTGACTCCAGACATAGAGTCTTTGAAGCCTTCCCAAGCAGCTTTAAGTCCCTCGACAAGGTGGATCGACTTAGCCCAGTCTCCGATAGCCTTAACTACGCCGCTGACGAACGAGATGATGGATCGGATAACGCCCGAGACGATGTCGCCGAAACCCTCGATAAAGCGCTGGAGACGTCCTGAACCGGTTAGGAACTGATCGAGGCGTACTGCAAGATCACCGAGCTTTGCCGAGAACGACAGCACTCCGCCAGCGCCAGATCCGAAAGCCGAGAATATCTTCCCGAAGACCACACCGACAGACTTTACAATCGTCACGCCGATATGGAGAATCGAGAATACACCCTTAAATGCGCGGGCAATCTTATCGATGGTTCCTTGACTGGGAACAAGCTTCTGGATAAATGTCGAGAAGCCGTGAGTCATCTTCAGAAGGGTCTGCGCAGTCATCGGCGGGAATACCTGCTGCCAGGCCTTGCCAATAGCCGAGAAGAGCGGAACAATTCCCTTGACAGTGTTTATCAGGGCATTAATAACTTCGGTACGACCTCCGAGATCCTTCCACCCCTGAAGCATCTGGTTTCGAGCGTTGGCCATTCCCGAAAGCGTGCCTGTGATGGCATTTCCAACTGTAGTCCACAGCTGAGAAGCTTCCTCGAAGTCTCCGAGCAGAATCTGCCAGGTCTCAGCCCATCCAGATCCCATCTCCTCCTTGACCACATCGACCAACTGAGAGAAGGTCTTGATCTTGGTGGCGGCGTCCATACCCGTCTGGGCAAGCTCTTGAATCTGGGCGATTTCCTCGTCGGTGTAACCCATCGTTCGGAGCTGCTCTTCGTTATACTCTCCCGCCATCTGAGACAGAGTTTCGAGCATAATAGACGAGTCAAGCCAACCCTTGGAAAGGGATGCTCGGAAAGAGCCTTCCTTGGCAATCAACTCGTCGACGTGAACTCCGTGCGCCCGGGCAGTCCTCTTAAGAGCGTTCTGGAACTGCTCGCCGCCCATTCCGGCGTTCTCGACAGACATCCAGTCCTGTAGCTTAACCGTCCCCGAGGAAATGGCCTGAGACATCTGGAACATCGCTCGAGAAGCCTCTTGCGAGTTAACGCCTGCGACAGCAGCGAACTGTGAAAGTCCCTTAATGGCCGCAGTAGAGTCCTTAAGTCCCACACCCGCGGCCGTGAACAGCGAAGCATTCTTCGTCATGTCGGAGAACGAATAAATCGTCTGATCGGCGTAGGTGTTGAGCTCCTTCAGAGCCGCATTAACGGTCTGAATAGACTCACCCTTGGATTTGGTGTTGTTGAGAATAGTCTGAACTGAGTTTAGACCCTGCTCGTACTCCGCGAAACCGTCCTTCATCGGCTTGAATGAAAGAGAGTTAAGCGCGCTCCCGACTTTAGATGCGATAGTTGTCGCAATGTTACCGAGCGCAGTACCGGCGGCAATAGCTAAAGTCGAGAAGCCGTTGCGGGCACTTTCGAGTCCGCTCAGAATCGGGTTGAAGTTAACCTTACCGATAGCTCCCGAGACCTCAGCCATGCCCTGCCCGGCGCCCTTGAGGTTCAACTTCTGCTTGAGCCTGTCTAGAAGGCCTAGGGACTTGTTGACGTTGTTGGAAAACTGGTCAGCGTTGAATTTCAGCGATACAATTCGCTCGTCAATACTAGCCACTCTTCAAAGCCCCCTCTACGTCACGTAGTATTTGTTCGAAAATAGGGCGCAAAGCCGGGTTGATGTAGTCGATACCCCGGACGTAACCGCCGTTACGGGTTCCGTGTCCGTACTGAAGACCAACAGCCACGTTGAACCCGTTCTCGATATGGTCGTTCTTCCAAACAATCTCGGCGCTCTTACCTTTGCGTTTGACTTCGTACGACCATGAGCCGGCAGTTCTGCCGGAGGCAACCGGAGTGGCTTTAGACAGCGCGTTCACGCCCTTACTCCCGGCGGCGTCAAGGACTTTCAGGTACTTTCCGTCGCGGAGCCCTTTCAACCAGGACTCAGTTTGGGAGTAGTCTCCAGTAGAGCTGAACGTAAAATCCATCCGATTGCCTCCTAACTACCATTTTGACGTTTACGGCTGCTCGGCCCGATCGAGCATCGAGTTGACTCGAGTATTGGTGTCGGGTCCGTAGATACCGTCGACCTCTGCGCCTACGGCATCCTGAACGGCCTCGACCGTAGCGTCATGAGCCTCCTCCGAGGCGTCACCCCAGATTCCGTCCTGGTCGGTACCCACGACAGACTGCGTAAACTGCACACCATACGGGAAAGAGTTGCCTCCCCAGTTGGATGCAGCAGCAAGAGCATGGCAGCGAGCGCGGGTGTTAGGGCCGGCCACGTTGTCGGGAGTGGCGCGAACAGCCCGCTGAAGGGCGCGGATGTCGGCGGGGCCGGAAGGCGCAGATCCCACGGAGGCTCCGGAGTCTGAGTAAGCCGGACGGATCACATACGCGATCGACTCGCTGCGAATCCGACGCCAGACGCCGTTGCCAGCAGACTGCGAACCGTAGCTACCAGACGACGTGTTACCCTCAATGGTCTGAAGCGTACCGCCGCCGAGGTTCTTCTCAACGAACCCGACGTGGTCAGTACCGCCACCATCCCAGTTGAAGATGAGGACATCTCCCGGCTGGGCATCGTAGACAGATACGAAGTACGCCTCAGGATGCTGTCGAACCTTGTTGACGGTGTAGTCGGTATTGAAGGAGAACCCTCCAATGGCATCGATCTGCCCACACTCGTCAAGGCACATAGAGACAAACAGCATACACCACCAGATGCTGTCCGAAGGTCCTGCCAGCCACTGCTGTCCAGTCTTATTAGCCCAGTAGCGTCCGGCTTCCGAACCAGGCTCCGGGTCGTTAGGGGCGTAGTATCCAATTCGTGAAGCGGCTCGTGCAAGAACCTGCTGTGCAACGCTCACTGCATCACCTCAGTAGTCTGGGACACGTTGATGTCCTCATCCTCCATGGGATCGGTACCGATGTGTACCTGAGGCGCAAAGGCCTCCTCGGGGAACTCTTCTGTGGAATTCATACCCTAACCTTTCGTTCCGAACATTGCTCTACGACGCTCGTTCTCGGCACGATAATCTCTGACGACTTCGTCCTGAGGTCGCTTTGGAGCATTAGGATTGGCCTGTTCATTCTTGATATTGTTGATTCGGATGAGCATGAGTAGTCTATTGATGTTCCAAGTCTCGCAAGAGAAAGGAATATCGAGAGCAACAAGCCAATAGTAGATTAACTCAGTTGTGGTTAGTTCAGGGCTCTCTTTTTCTTTTCCGGAATGAGAGTTGATTGTTGAGGCGGTCCTCGAATCGGACATATAATCGAAGACCTGTTCTATATGTTTGGGAGTTAACCCGAGAATCAGGTCATCTGAGATATCGCCATCCAAAGACATACAGCGGATGTAGTGAATAACTTCATCCATGGTTTTGGGAGGGTAGTGTAGAAAAGCCCTCTTCCACTCAGACTCCCATTTTGACATAGCCAGAAGACTATGCTCGAGGTGGATAGTCCCGCCGCCTCGGTACTCAAAAGTTTCAGTCTCTTCGTTGTAGAATTCGATTGAATCTATTGTTAACGTAAGCACGGGACTATCCTAATCTAAATCACGGACCAACCTGACCGGTGATACCGAGCGTAGCGAAGACCTCGTCGGGGAGAAGGAGCTTCGAGTCCTCGGAAGCGGTTCCGTAGATCTTGTCGGTAATCTTCTTGAGGTCTGAAGCCTGGAACTCGGAGGCCAGAAGCGTGATCGACGAGACCGGGTTGAAACCGGCGAGAGGAACCGGAGTGGACTTAGCCTCCCACGAGAACGCAATAGGCTCGGGAGAATCATTAATGGTCTCATAACCCTTCTCGGAAGGAGAAGCCAGAAGACCGTAAACCAGGTGGATCTTGTAGTCCGCGTCCTGGCCGTCGGTGTCATTACCGACCTTGGTTCGGTAAGACATGGCGAAAGATGCGCGCTCCTGCTGGCCGACCTGAACGCCCTTCTTGGGGATCGCAACGCCGTCGCAAGCCAGGAACTCGTCCGGATAGGTGAACGCCTCAATCGTGGCGGCGAACTCCTCAGCGGAAACCATATTCAGGTATGCGATGTTGTCTGCATACTTCTTATTACCCTCAGCACCTGAAGGCTTCTCGGTGACCTTGGTAAGACCGTTCCACGCAACGCCCTTGCCGTAGGCCTTCTTGGACTTATCCCAAACGAAGAGGACGCCGTGGTCAACACCGGACTCATACCGGTGTTCCCCAATCTTGTCCCACTCGATGACTGCCATTCTATCTCCTAGTAATAGAGTCTAAAAACTTGATGGTAGAGACCGTTGGCGACGAACATTCGGTCTGTAGTACACCCTGGAAGATCTGCGATCTTGTCGGGAAGCGGGTCGTCGGGATTTCTGTATATAACAGTAACCGAGTACCGCTTGATGTGGCGATACGGAATATTATCCGCATGACGAGTATTACGATCCTCTAACTCGTAAACTATGTAGGGAACTGATCCGGCCAAACGGGGAGGTGCTTGAAAATAGACCTCTTTATTGTCCGCAGTCTCCTCTAAGAGTTTTTGGAGATCAGTTCGAAGGCCCATTATAAATACCTCCGACAGTGAGGATCACCCGGGGGTACCGAATCTCGACATTGGTGACGATGAATCGATACCCCATCCAAACCACATACCTGATGTTGAACATGTCCCGAATGGCGCTGTTGTCCGCAATAATGCTAATGCTGTTATTTACGTTAAGACGCCCGTGCACATTATCTTCATCAGATCGCAAGTTTCGCTGTCCACGGAGTACATCGCCGATGAAGAAGCGTTCGTCAATTTTCTCTTCATAGACCCCGGGGCTCGTCTCTTCATACTTGACGAACCCTACACTCCCTGCGAAACGTGCCATTTTGACCTATCAGGCCTCGGGGACAACCGGGGTGTCGGTCTGCTTACGCTCGATGACGATGGCGGTCTTCGGCTGGGTCAGAGCACCGGAACAACGAGTCTCAAGCAGGTACTTGAACTGGTTGAAGTCGATGTCGAAGTCGTCGAACATATTGACCTCGCCGCCCTTGTCTGCGCCGATCGTGTAATCGGCGATGTTGACGATGATGCCCAGAAGGTCGACCTTGCCGTTCTTCTTGGTGTCTCGAGCGGCACCCTTCATGACCGGAACCTCGACGATGTCGGCGACTCCCAGAGCCGAGGCCAGAGAAGCCTTGGTCTCGTAGAGGCGACGGCCGATCTTGTCCTTGAGCAGGAGGAGGTCAGTAACGATCGTCTTGGTCGTGTAAAGGGTGGGCGTGCCAGTACCCTCGTAGTCGGCGAAAGCCTTGATGAAAGCATCGACGAGGTCCTCACCGACGACCTTCTTGTCGAGGATAACCTTGATCGAGTAGAGCTCGTCATCCTTCCAGATAGGACGGATGTTCTCCTCGTTGATCTTGTCCTGGGAAGAGATGTCGCGACCGTCGCCGATCAGAGCCGCACGAGCGAGCTCCTCGTCAAGCATGAGACGCATCTCCTTCTTGACCCAGGCGATAACGTTCAGGTCGGTGATGTCGATAAGGTCATCACGATCGAACTTCTGCTTCTTGTAGATGGTGGTAGGCGTCGTCACTCGCTTGAGGAGCTTGAACACCTCCTCCTTCTTCCGGTTACCCTTGACATAACCCAGAGCACGAGCCTTGTCGTCGGTGATGTCCGCGTGAATGGACTTGATTCGGGAGAACGGAGAGTGCTTAGCGCCGTTAAGAACGCTCGCAACCCAATCAGTCCGACGCTTGATGAAAGTAGGCTCGTCGGTGACCGCCCGAGCATCAGGGAACAGAATATCGATGTTGTCGATACCGTAAGTTCCCGCGTGGGAAAGGAATGCGTCCTTGAAGGAGCTGAGGTTGTGAGACCGAGCGTCGTCCAGAGCGTCCACAACAGCGGAGTGAGCCAGAGCATACTCGTCGTCGGAACCGGTCATGGTGTTCTCGTTCTCGAAGATGTTGGAGTGCATAGCCTCGTCTTCCTCGTTGTCGTCGTTGTCGTCGTTGTCGCCTTCGGCGTCCTCAAGCGCCTGACCAATCACATAATACACAGCATCCTTCTGCTTGTCTGTGAGGGTCTCGAGGACGTCTGCAACGGTCTCTTCAGAATCGGCCACTTCATTCTCCTTAGAGTTATTCTCTTCGGGCTCATCTCCGTGACTCAGAGAGAGACCTGTATGGATAATCGCTTCATCAAGCTCCTCGACAGAACCGTCAGAATGCTGGAGGGAAACATTATCGATTCGAGCCCCCGGGTTGGCTCCCGACAGAACGAGGCTTACCTCAACGATGTTTCCATGAAGAACATCACCGCCCCGTTGGGTCAGCTTGTTGGCAAAGATCGACAGACTAGATACATCGCCATGCTTTACGAGCTCTTTTGCAGTTACAGCATACTCGCTGTTGTTAAACTTGCCGTAGCAGTATACGCCGTCCTTACGATTCTCGAGCTTAGCATGTCCGAGAACGTTATCGGGCGAATCGTGACCGTGCTGCCAAACGAGCGGGACGATTCCACCATCGTTATCAACGAATGCGTCGGAACGGATAGTTCGCCCATCAGAGCAGCGCAGGTCGTTTCGAGTAGCGTAGCCACTAAAGTCGAAGTCGTGCTTCGAAACTCCCATTTTGACTACTCCTCCTGTTCATCGTAGTATGTCGGATCAGTATACTCTGGATAGCTGTTGCCTCCATACGAGTCGAGCTGATTGACGTTGGGATTGCCGAGCTGGTCGGCAATAGGCTCGTCCGACTGCGGGAATCCAAACACCGGACGCAGTTCATTACCAGTAAGAACCTGGTTACGAATGAGAATGTCGGCGACGTTCGCAAGTCCAGTGATCGTGGTGTTACGGAACACGTCTCGCTGATAGATTACCCGCTGTCCCTGCGTCCTAGCGGTCTTAGTCAGGAACGTTCGGTTCATTGAATCGGCGATAGCAGCAACGATTGGCTCGACGCAGCGATTCCAATAGTTGAGCATCATCTCTTCAGTCGCCTTGCCCTGGAAGACGTCCGCCGGCATTCCGAGCCGATTGTAAAGCTCTTCATTAAGGAACTTAATCTGATCCAGGAGATTATTCTCGGCGGGACGATTAAGCTGAGTAATCTTCTCGGTTCCGTCAGTGTAGACGATGCCGTGAGGAGAGTTATTCAACTGCTCATCGATCATCGCTTGACGTTTCTTGGCCTGCTCTTGACGAGCCTCAGACTTAATGACGTAGGGTAGCTGGATGATAAGATCCAACTTACCCTTCCCGGCGGCTTCATCGATCGAATCCAGGATCGAGAGTTTTCGCTGAAGTCTCGAGATTGTCGAATTAGGCCCGTTCATGACGTCAGCCATGGGATTCTCGATGATCGCAACGAACTTCTTAGGCATGAGAATCTCATGTTTCTGTCCGTCTTCGTCGTTGTATACCTCGACGGTTACATGCCGAGGCCGCCAATCGACGACGCGACCGACCCGCATAGAACGAATGTCGAAAGACTCAGTTTCCCGAGGATTCAACGTAGTGTCGACCGGGACTAGAGCAACCGCGCCCTCATCGAAGAGACTAAGGACCATACTTTGGATGAATGGTCGAATCGTCTGATCGAGATTCGGAGCAACGCTCAGACACTCGTTCAAGTCAGATCGCATCTCTTCTTTAAATCTACCATTTTGATCGACTCGGACATGGCGGAAGTTTACCGAAGAGACATCGATCGCAATCTGGTTATAGATCGTCTTGATTAGTGATTTGTCGTTCGGAAGAAGCCGCCGAGTTACCGAAGACGGTCGCATGGTGGTTACCGGTCCAGAGGTCCAGTATTCCTTGGGGTTCTCCCGGCCCGTGAATGCGTTCCAGGCGTGGGCTAACCTGGTGCCGAAAGTATCAGCCAATTCGTTTAGCCCTCCTCATCATTCGAACGCCTCCTTATTTAGCTTGAATGCCACGAAGGCATCGAGCATCGCAGCCACCGAGTCGATCTTGGCGTCGCGACGCTTCTTGAGAAGTTTACGGTTTCCATTGGTGTCTTCGAGCGTGATGCAATTACCCATCGTGAACTGCATGAGAACTTCATCGAATAAGAGACAACGCTCTTCGGAAAGTTTCTTCAGTTCTCCTAACGGGACGGACTCCGTCTTGGCTCCCTGAATAACTTTCTCGATACCGTAAGGACCGTTCTCTTTCTCCCAGCGGTCTACGAACTCTCTCGCATTGTACGGGTCGAACCCGAACGTCCGAACATCGTAACGAGAATCATCGATGAAACGATCCAGATCATCGTACACCTCCATCATGTCTAGAATGGAGCATTCGAGAACCTGTAGCGAACCCTCCTCGATAAATTCGTCGTACTTCCGTCTCATAGCCGTTGGAAGTTTAGCAAGTGTGAGACTCGAGATGTAACATCGAGTCTTCACGCCGAACTCGCCTCGACCTAGAGGAAACAAGAAGGTGAATGCGCAGAAGTCATCACCCTGCGAGAGGTCAGCACCCATAGAACACGGAAGTCCCCAGAAATCTCGACGACGGTGAGGCAACGTTTCCTCATATGTGAAGAAATACGTATACCCCTCCATGGGGATTCCGAATCGCTTGGCGAGAATATCGTTACGTGCCGAGGGAACATGTTCTGCCCTCTCGACATCACGTTGATACGTCTCGTATGACACGGTGATTCCGATATTAGGTTGGGCTTTTACCCACATTTCGGGATCGGCTACTTCCTTGATATCATCCAGGCGATAATACCAGATGGATGTATGCGGATCATAGAACTCGCCCTTAAGAATCTTGAGAAGCTCAAGCTTCATCGAATCCCCAGCAGAGTTTCGAACAGTTCCCTCGGAAGAAACGGCAAGGATCAGATAATCCTTGATCTTGGAGGCACCCTGTTCGATGGCGCCGACAACATCCTCTCGGATATCGCCAGACAACCACTCATCGACCGTATTCATCTTGGTTCGAAGCCCCTGAAGCTTATCGATGGTCATCGGACGAACTTCAAGGAGACTTCCGGTCAGAGTATTCTCGATACCCTTCTTAGATGGAAACAGTTTGGGCCTGAGAGCTTTGTTAGAGGTCGCGTTCTGGCTTCCGATAGTCAGAAACTTAAAGAGAGGACCTCGTTCCCGAACGATGGCTGTTCGGAACGCGCTCATAACCTCTTCGGCCTGCTTCATTGTAGGAGCAGTCGTTATCTGATGCGTAGTGGTGGTATCAATCACCAGAAAGTATGCTTGAAGAAGAGTCTCGTATAGAGATTTCGCAGCGCCTCGACCGACAATCAGATACTGTTTGTTAGTCAGTCGGAGTTTTACTTTCTGTCTCTCGAAATGACCGCCGTGACCGTTCTCATTCGGAACATAAACGGACCGCTGCTCGTAATACCACCAACCGAAGATTTGCTCGGCCCATAGGAGGAAGCTGTCTAGGAGTTTCAACTCTTCACCGTCGGTCAACGTCATCTCCGCCTCAGCGAATCGGACGAAACCTTCTACGGCACGATCGTCGTAATAGATGTTTGGATCCGCGATAAGACCGTCGATCCGATTCATCTCCATAGCGATCTCCCGACACACCGGAATATCACCTCTAAGCACTTTGGCTCGAAACTCGCCGTAGTACTTCGGCGTCGCGGTGTTACTGAGCATCGCTATCCTCCATTTTGACTTCTGAGCGGTTACGCCTTTCGGTGGTTACGCCGATTCTGTCGCTTCTCAAACTCCTTGCGGCGTTCAGAGTTTCGAACAGATGCCATATTACCACCAAGAACTCGAAGAGCATACTTCGGAGCACCGAGACGCTTGGCGGTCTCGAGATGTCCGACAGCCTTCTTCGTGGCTCGAGCGTCTTCACGAATGCCAGCGCGCTTCTTCCTATAAGCGGCGTCAATCTTACCGTAGCCCTCTTCGAGCTTCGAGACCTTCGCGTCACTTCGCTTCATAGCAGCGGCACCGGCGCGGTGGGCTTCCATACGCCGCTTACCCGCTCGTCGAGCAGACTTGAAGGCGTCGTCATAGGCTTTATGGCCTCGCTGCTCCTCGGCTTCGATCTTCTTATTGAGGGCCGTAGTGCTACGATTATACTGCTTCTTGGCTACAATCTTAGCGTGTCGAACGCCCCAACGCATACCACGCATACCGAAATGCGCGAGGACTTCATCATCGTAGTGTACATCCATTAGAATCACGCAAGCTTTCGAAGAGTAGACTTAACATATACCGGCTTAGCTGCCTGCTTAGCGAGGGCTCGAGCAAAGGCCTTCCTGCCCGAATTATAGGTGGCGCGAGCAACCAGGGAGGCTGGCGGAACTTTGCCATTCAGAACGCCGATTCCGTAAGCGGCGGCACCAGCAGTCAAAGCGAGGCGAACCTTGGTTTGTCGCTTCCACTTATCGTATGCGGTCTTCTGACGGCGGCCTTTAAGAACTCGCTGCTTCCTAACGCCTCGGCGCATACCCTTAACGCCGTAGTGCGCCAAGAAATCATCTGGACGTTCGTAGATCATTTCATAAACTTTCGTACAGTGTTAAACCCGTTAGAAATCTTCTCAGCGGAAGCTGCATCAAACCCGCCGGAAACCGCCTTATCGAGAAGAGCCTTCATAGCGTAGCCGGCAGCGGCTCCAGCAGCAGCGCCCGCAATCTTCATAGTAACATTGGCGAAGTTCTCAGCGTACTTTTCGCCAAGCTTCTTGCGGTATTTGCTCTGTGGCTTCGCCGTCAGGTCTCGATACTGCTTTTCGAGGTTGAGCCTATTCACTCGACGCTGTAACTCTTTGTTAGAGAGCTTATGGTTCGGTGTAGTGGAGTGTGCATGTTTATAGTCGCCATGCTGGTTCGTCAAGCGTGACTTAGATACGCTGGGTCGCTTCTTTCGAACACCCCACTTCATACCTTTGACGCCGAAATGCGCCAGAACGTCATCTACGGAATCAAAAGTCATTTTGACTCACTTTCCGCGAGGACCTGAATCCGCCACTCAAGCTCGCTGATCTGTTTCTCAATAGCTGTCTGAACGAACGAATTCGATGGCGGATCGAAGAGCAGTCTACAACGAAGATAGACATAACTCCGAACGAGAAATAGAGACATCTCGGGTTTAAATACGTCTTCCCAGACAGGTCCTGACCCCGTTATAAACTCTCGATAGTCCGTAGCTCCAAGTTGGCGAAGAGTCGAGATAGCTGTGTTGATATGCATACAGATATCGGTATCGAAACTGTAGCCTCGGCTATCGATTCCTAAAACCTCTTTAACATCTTCGACGATTGACGACATTTCACCTCCAAGGAACTGTATCGTTGGGAGCCCGATCGGGCGGTAAGCTGTATAATAAACTCTTGTCGCCGAAATGAATGGCGTTGTGAGTCTCAAGAGTTGTTGTTATCAGATACTCAGGATTGAGTATGTCAGGATTGTAGTCCTCTAGATCTTCCGGGCAAATCGGATTCATATGATGAACCAGAATGTCGCTATAGATCTCTCGGTCATCTATCCCTAGATCACAAGCGTTGTCTCGAAGTATCACTTCGTTCCTGGCGGATAACCATTCCGGAGATCTGTAGAATCTCTGGTTCAGGTATCGGTCAAACCCGAAAGTGCTTGTTCCTACATTCCCGCCCAGCTTCAGATACTCGTATCGGTCCTCGAAAGTCCTCAGACGAAGAAGCTCAGTGACGTTGAGTCTCTTCTCCATCACTCATCACCTTGATAAGACCGCATTGCCGAGATAGCCTCAGCCATAAGGCGTTCTGTGTTGGTGTTAGAATCGAGAACCGTCTTCTTAGACTCAAGAACGGCGTTCTCCCGACGCAACTTCTCGAGTTCGAGCTCTTCACGGAGAGTTCCTCGTTTGAGAAGTTGTGAAACGATCATGGGGGATGCGGTACCATCCCTTAATTGACGCTCGGCGAGCTCATAAGCGAGCCCGATGAGGATATGCTCCTGCTTTTCCGGGGTAGTAGCCCCTGAGACCCGAGACTTTTTGGTGCCTCCCACTGAGTTACCTCCTAGTCCGGGAAGTAATGAATGAGATCTGGGCGGTTTGACTACAGACCCAACGACTTCGACCCGCCTTTCAAGGAGTACCAAGTCCTCGAATACTCGTCGGGAAGGAGCACCACAGAAAACCCAACGGTGCAGGGAAATCGTTAGGCCTGTAGCCAAACCGCCTAGATCGGAATCGCAAACCTCAAAAATCCCCGCGGGGAAAAAATAAAG